TCAATTCTTGGAAGATAATAATCATAGGATAGATTTATAAATCTATCTTGTGAGAAGATATGTGGTGATGAATTTGAAGATGTACTAAATTGTCTGGATCTATATTCAAACGGAGAATATGTTCCAGAATATGGAAGAACTCTAGGTCTGAGATCTATCACATCAGTGGATCGATAACCATCTACTGACAATATATCATTTTTAAATCTTTCTTTATCATAAGAATTTACAGTTACAAAATCACCATTATCTTCAGCATTTAATGTATAGTTGTTAAATATAATTCTAATTTTTTTGGTTGGAGATGCACTATCTTCTTTTCTAATAATTCTAGAAAAATCTAGATACTCACTTCTATATCCAGAATCTAAAGTGTATGATGATTTAATATTCTTATCACCGACAGTAATATCTAAAACTTCACCCGAAATTTTAGATTCCTCAAATACTACAACTTCACCAGATCTAAATGTATTCTCGTTGAGATATACTAATTCTAATTGATTGGCATCTAATCTATTTACATACGTAGCAACAGCATTGCTAGTTTTACCAATGATTCTTTCACCTTTCACTGCATTAGTTAATGCAGAATTTAAAGAAGTAAGTGTAAGAACTGGAAGTTTTGGATCAGATGTATCTGAAGATTCAAATATTCCTGTAATACTTACAACATCTGGAATATTTAATGAAATAGTTTTATCCTGTACTCTTACACCATAAATTGAACTGTATACTAAACCATCATCTAAAGTTGATTTCCCAATTCCTGAAGATGTTGAATTAGATCTGGATACAATTAAAGATGTTGAACGATTATATACTTTCTTTTTATTTTTTGTATTTATTTTTTTGAAAGTCGCAGTTAAAGTAGCAGGTCCTGATCCAGTAAGACCTGAAATAGAAATAGTTCTACCTGAAATTGAAACTTTTTGATCATTTAAAGGTTCAACCTTACCAGTATTTTTATAAGTTAAAGTATAATCCTCTTCGTCAAAGGGCTCTAAAGTTAAATCTAAATCTGTCTCTAAAGTTTTACTTACAGATCCAGATGAGATATCACCAGAGCTTAGATCATAAGACTTTTTAAATATAATACTAGATCCAGTTAGATCTACATTTGAAACATTAGAATTTTCTAATTTAGAATAAAGATAAGCATTAGATGTTTTTTGAATTTCTAATGTAGCTTTTCTTAAATCATTTACGACTATTGTAGATGTTGGTAATCCTCCACTGGATACTCCAGAAACTGAAGTTGTTGGAATTATTGTTAAGTAAGAATAATCATTTACACTAGAAACTTTATTGTATGTTGGAACAGTCTGTCCTTGTTTTGTATATGTTATAATATCTCCAACATTTACTGTAGAATAAAATATTGTACTTGATGTTGAAACATTACTTGTTCCACCAGAAGCACCAGTAATTGTAAACTGTGCGGCAAGTTCTCCTAAAACAATTCTATTAGATAGGACTGGATCTGCAGTAAAAGTTCCAACTCCAGAAACTCCACTATTTCCTACAAATTGGTGTACATCTGATAAATTATAATCTTTTATACTTACAACAATTCTACCATCATCCACTCCATTGAATTTTAATGATTCATTGGGTAAGAAAGATCCAGATACTTGATATAAAGTTAAAATATTTGAATTTGAAATAGTAGATACTAAATATCCAGTTGCTCCACTACTTGTTCCTTCGACAAATGTAGATTCTGCTAAAGTTTGTATGTTTGCATTTAAAGTTAATAACGTATATGTCTGGACATCATATAAAGATATTTCATATTCTGTAGTTTGATTTGCATACTCAGATGATTTTGATTTCAAATCATATACGTTAGCAACTCCTATCATTTCACCAGATGAAACTCCAGGAGTGGTGGTCCTATCTGAATACAAATATACAGTAGATAATGTTGAAAATCCTACTGGTACTGAACCATATACATTATTAATTGTAATTTGTCTACCGATATTAAATGGAAGTGCCGAATTAATAACTTTATTAGTAGTTCTTGGTTTTTGTAAATCTATTAATTCATTACTTACTGTTTCAATCCCATATCCTCTTACATAAGCCTTACCTGGACTTATAGAGATGCAAGCCAAATCATCAGATGCTGTATTACCTTGCTTTGTTTTTAAACCTTCTAGATAAATTCCATTGTTTCCAACTCTATCATTTAGAGATTCTTTTATTGATGCTACAAAAGGTTTAATATAATAATCACCAGACTCATCATAAGTTCTTTTTGCTAATTCATCTCTAATTAAATTATAATTAGTAGTGTTTACAAATTTTTTAATTTCACCATTTTCAATTCTTACTAACTCTACAAAATCTTCATCATTAAAATCTTCTAACTCTTTTTTGATTAAAGTTGTAGTTATCTTTAATCTATCTGCACCAGGAGCAGCAAAGTTAGAAAATCCTTGAGCATTATCAAATAAATCATCATTATTATTTGAAGCTACTGAAAATTCTTCATTGATCAGTAAACCTATTCTATAAGATGGTGAATTTGAATATTGATCTAATATTACAGTTTGGGAAGGTACTGTAATAAAGAATCCACGAATAAAATAAATCCCCTCAACAATTTTAATTGCAGATCCTGTAGAGGTGGATTCACTAATAATTGTAGTTGCAAATGTAGTGTTTGCAACAATAGACGTTAAACTATAATCGATTGTCTCAAGAGTTATTAAATTTTCTCCATCTAAAAATGTAGTGGTAGTAAAATCTGTATCACTTGAACTTAAGTATTTTACATATAAAGTATAATTTGAACGTTCTGATTCTACACCTGTAATATAATTTTCTACTTTTGCAACAACTCCACTAGTTTCACCTTTTATTTTTTTACCTACTAATTTATCAATATAGGATGAAACTGGAATTCCTAAATGTGTATCATTTATTTGTACTGAAGTATATTCAGAGTCATAAGCAACTTGTCCGGGAATTACTACAGATCCTTCTTTGAAGAAATGTTGCCCAAACTTTTCAATTTGATTCTGTAATATTGATTGTAATGTAGTTAATTCTCTTGACTGGATTGGATATCCAGGTTTAAATAGTACTCTTTGATAATTCTTTAATGGATCAAAATCATCAAAATATGGAGAAACATTTAGGTTTGTATTTTGAGGCATTTTTTATTAGAACTCCAAAACTATTTTAATATCTTCTTTTTGATTTCTAGAACGAGGAATTGGTTGTCTATTATCAATATAAATTATTTCACCTGATTTAGTGTTATATTCGGCAGATGAAATACCAGAATTAAAGTAACTACCCAATTGATAAGTCCTATTATTTATTACCGTACTGAGACCAGTAAAACCTGTATGAATATTTAATGCAGGTCCTACAATTGATGATGAATTAATTAATATATTTCCACCAGACTCTGGGGAAGATGTAAAATCATGTAATTTATAACTTACACCTACAGTAGCAAGTCCAACAGGTTGGTAATATTTTAAAACTCCAGTAACATTATCCCATGATGCAACAAATCCGATTGCAGTTTTACCTAAACCGACAGTTTGTGTAATTCTACTATCTACTGCATAAGTAGTTTGTGAGGTAATTCCAACTAATTTTAATGATTTTAATGCACTGACTTCAGATTTATTAAGTAATTCTACTTCACTCCCCAAAACTGTTGGATTTTTAAGGATTCCAACTCTTGCAAAATCATTTCCTAAAATAACATCAGGATTTGTTTCATCTGTAATATATCTAGAGTAAATAAGAACTCGATATGCTCCTAGTTCTCTGTAAATATCATAACCATGACCACCTTTTGGTGGAATAATGACATCAAATTCTGCCATTGTTCCACCATTAGATAAGGAAGTTGTAATCCCAGGTGCACCTGGTTCAAACTTTATGATACCTTTAGTATATCCATGTCCACCATCTGTAACATAAACTTCAGAAACTTTACCAAATGAATCGACTGTTATAGTTGCTCTACCTCCAGTTCCATCTCCAAGAATAGGTACATTTGTAAAAGTTTGAGAAATAGGTTGATATTCGGAACCTCTATTTTTGATAGTAACTATTTCAATTTTTCCTTCTATAGCATTATTTTTGGTAGAAATACTTTCACCGATCTCACCCCACTTTTCAGGAACTGGTAAATATTCAATTGAATCGAATTTTACAATTTCTGATGGTTTAATTGTAAACAAATATTTCCAAATATATCCATCTCCACTTGTTCCTGCAGGTCTTGGTTCTAGATCAATAAAAGTTGGTTCATCGAATGATGGTTTCCCTCTAGGATTTTCTGGATCTGTTCCATTTTGTAGACAAATATAAACTCTAAAATCTTCGTTAATTACATAATAATTTGCTTCATATAAACTACTTTGAGTTGTATTTGGTGTTTTATTATAGATTGAATAATCATGACGATACATTTCATATGTATTTCCCGAAATCCATTTCAACTTACGTATCATTCTCCTGATATCACTATCAGTTACTCTTTTTAGAGATATAATACTATTTTTTATTTCATTTTCTTCTTGAAATCCATCTAGAGGTGGTAGACCTTCTCCCCAATTTGGAGATCCACCTGCCAATTCGTTATAACAATTTGGTTGACCTAAAAATGTATAGTAATAATTTGTACTATTTCCTACTGAAACGATGCTTTTTACAAAAGTTTCAGCATTCATTATTCTAAATTGGTCAGATATAATTGCAGGCATTTTACACGAGAAACTTTTTATTATTTATTAAATAAGTCCACGACTTCTATAAATCTTAGGACCAGTATTCAATCCAACAAGACCATCATTGGTATTGACTACGAAATCTTTAGGAATTCCTCTAGATCTAGATTCATAACCAAATATTTTACCCCAACTGTAACTTCCATAATAACCAGTAGTATTTACACCTGGATTTACTTCAATTACATCTGCACCTATAGAAGGAATTGGTGCAAAATTACATCCTACAGTAACAATTCCGAGAGATGCTGGAGTTACACTTTCAACAATATAAACTCCATCCAGGAAACTGACTGCAGTTCCAACTCTAGATTCTGGATAATTTGCCATTCCATTTTTACTGGTCGTTATTCCAGTTAAAGCATGACCACATGTTGCATTAGTATCTACAAGAACAAAGTAATCTCCAACAGAAAGTGAACTATATTGTACACCATATGTATTGAGTGATGAATATCCTATTCCTAGAGAATCATTATCATAAAATTCAGATTTAAGGACAAATTCTAGTTTAGGTGAAGTAGTTCCAATTCCAGGAGATCCTTCAGAAAATGTATTAATTCCAATAATTGTTCCATAATCACCAATTGCCTTAATAGATTTAATTTCTTCTTTTTTAATAGTATCTGATTGAATAAGAATTGGTGGTGGATTTATTCTAGAATATCCAAATCCACCGTTTACTATAGTAATAGATGAAATCTTTTCATCAGACACTGTACTTATAGCAACTGCTTTATTAATTATAGGTTCCGCATATATTATCGTACCACTATTTCCAACACCAATGTATCTACCTTCATTTCCAAGATTTGGGATATAGATTAAATCATTAATTGGGTTTAATTGATTTGTATCTCTCTTAACCCAATGAATTAAATCAAAAGAGAAGAGTAAAGTTCCATTACTATCAAGTGAAGTATAGAAATTATCATAATATTTTATCTTTTTAAAATTAATAGAAGTATTTTCAATTACAAGTTCTGACCAATCTATTCCATTTGAAGAAATTAAGATAATTCCATTATTTCCCACTGCAACAAATTTATTACCATCCCAAACGACATCATTTAAATTCTGAACTGTAATCTTATTTGGAGATGGATACCAGAAAATTCCATCTGGAGAATAAACTATGTCTCCATTATTTCCAACAGATACAAATGTATCATTATTATTAGTAATTGAATTTAAATCATTAAACGATATTATACGTTCAACCATTCTGTCAGTGTTTATTCCTACAGAAGAAAACAATCCACCTGAAGTTCCAACTATTGCCCATACATCTTTAGCACTATTATATGAAAGATCATTAAATGTTCCTGAATATGTACTTGGAATTCTAGATAAAGTTTGCCCAACATATTGGACTTCTTTGATTAGAGATACTTTTGTCCAAGTTGTAGTAGAATTATTTACACCCAATGCTCTATACACATTTGCACTACTTCCAACAGCAACGTATCTATCTGAAGGTTGTGCAACCTCAACTGCATTAAAATCTATAATTGATGATCCACCTATTGAAACATTATTCCAACCTAATCCATTTGTACTTATTGCCAAATTATTATCTTCACCTATTGCAACAATAAGATTTCCTGCAGATACTGCATTGTAATTTAAAGTTGTAATTCCACTGATAGTTTGCCAATTATAAATTGGATCTTTCTTAACTATGAATGATGGAGATATTGAAACTTCAGGATTAGTTAATTGGTAATAACCATTGCCAGGATCTACTAAATCTATATTTGAAATTGTAGTAGCAGCAGAAACTATTGCAGTAGAAATTCCGGGATTGATATCTATGTTGTTTACAATAAATATGTCTCTCAATTCCTCACTTATACCTTTGTTTTTATCTAAATCTGAAAATAATGGGAATGCATTATTTACATAGATTTGTTCATCATCTTGTGATACGTTTTTAATAATACTTGTATTGGGGATAATTCTTGATTTTAATCCAGGTCTTGCTTTTGAATATAAAACTCCATTAATTATTTTATCTTGAGTTTGTTTTGTCCAATCTAAAGGTCTTTCTTTTGTTGGATTCGTATTAATTCCCAAACTATCATATGGGAATGTATCTAAAATTTCAGTTGATACAATGTTTTTAACAACTCTATCAAATTGTTCTCTATCAAATAAATCAAAAATATTTTCTTTAATTCTTACAATATCACCTTCCTTAATAGTTTTTGGTGGATCTACTTGTTCAACATCTAAATCGGATCCTCTATAGAATAAAATATCGCACTTAGATCCTGTTTTGGGAGCTTCTTTGAAAATAATTCTAGATCCCGAATAGGTGTAAGATTCACCTGGAACTTGGAGTACATCATTAATATAAACAAATAAATTATTTTCTATTCTTAAATCAGAATTTGGATCAGTTTTTAAACTTAAAACTTCAGTAGTTCCTGCAACAGTTACTGTTAATATAAATTTAGTTTTAGTTCCATTAAAATATTTACTGATACTATCAAATTGTATGAATTGTCCAGGGTAAAATCCACTAAATTTATCAGTAAATATCTCTTCAACTGTAATTTCAAATTCTTCAAAAGAATTACCTACATTCGGATTTGTAGTTAACCCTACAACTTTTAGGATATCTCCTACTTTATATGAGACTCCATTTTCTTCTAAATTAAATCCTATAATACTAGATGCACTTCCAACATTTACTGAAACTTTAGCACCTTGCCCCAATCCACTTCCAGATACATACTCTAATGATAAATCACTATAACTTGATGGGATTCCAATTCTAACATTTGGTAATTGTGAATTAGTATATCCATATCCAGAATTAACTATAGTTAGTCCAGTTATAGTTCCACCTACTCCTACTGAAGCTGAGATCTTTGCTCCAGATCCTACAGTGGACAGTATATCAATAACTGGAGGGGTTCTATACCCACTTCCATACCCAGTAAGATACACATTATCAATAGAACCACTTGAGGATACTGAGACCGTTGCAGAAGCACCTACAAGGGGCACATATCCATATCCTGTGGTAATGCCTACCTTTGTAATTTTTCCTGCTAATGGAACTCCACTAATGAATCTAATTGTATTTTGACCAGGAGTATCGATGGTAAAATCTTTTTTAGATATTTGAGGAATATTGTTAATTAAGATGAATGGATTATTATTAATATCAATTGTACTTCCCAAAATACTATTCGTATTAGTAAATATTCCAACTACATCCTCACCCTTAGACTTTAATATAAATTCCGTTGCTCCAATTCCAGTAAATTGATCTGAGATGTCATCAAAAATGATATTTTTATCATTTGGAATTCCTGGATCAAACCTTCTACTAAATGCTCTTCCATTGAATCTAGATGTAATTTCAATTCCAGGAAGTCCAGTTGGACCATATGGTGGAGATGCAAAATATATTTCATCCTTAATAATATTATAATTTCCTCTTACAATTTCAATTGAAGAACCTGCTATATGCGAATCTGCAGATGTTCCCATAAAACCACGTTCAACTTCAATGTCATTGGGACCTGATATTCCCAAATTAATAATCTTCATTAATTCATTACCAATTTTAATTATATCCGTAGTAAATATTGAAGATATTCCAGAACTTACTGTAATACTTGAAGATGCAGTAGAAATATTTGCATCCAATTCTAAATTTAAATTAGTATTATAAATTGGATTTTGAACAACATTATCAATTGCAATTAATGAACTTGCATTTGGATCATCTAAAGTGAAACTATGTGTTCCTATTCCAAGACTTAAAAGATTTAAAGGTTGTGAAGTAGATAGACCTGATACTTTTATATTATTATCATCTGTTTTATTAACATATAAAGTTTTTGGAAGTTTATCTGTACCTAATAAAATTGGAGATAATAATAGATCATCTTGTGGACTTATTCCTCCAATGTAAGTTCCTGCCACACTAATTTTATCAGTCATTGCATAACCAGAACCACCATATGAGACATCAATTACTGATATATCTCCAAATAAATCTCTAGAGACATTAAATTTAGCACCAGTACCAAATCCAACTATGGTTGATGATGGAATATCATTAAATGAACTGTTAGCTGCAGATACAATCCTTGTATTAGATAATTTTGATACCGTAAATGTTAGGTCATTTTCTGGAGATGACCCATTCATAAAAGTTCCTGCAATTGAAACTGTATCTCCAATTGAATATCCTCTTCCACCCTCTCTTAAAATTAAAGATGTTGATATTGGAGATCCTGTAGTAGAATTATAAACGATAAAAACACTGAACTTTGCACCAGTACCTGATCCACTAGTTAAATATGCAGGAAATGGATTAAAGAATCCATAAAATTCATTTTGATTTGATGAAAAATTTGGAATTACTGAAGAAGAAACTCCAACTACAGATGTAGACACTGCAACATTATATCCATTTTCATATATGGAGGATCCATTACCTCCAATAACTTCCATAATAATACTAGACTCGGTTGATGCAACAGAAACGTATGGATTATTGGTATCTGTTCCTTTTTGTACAAGTTTTGAACTTTCTACATATGAAGTCGTCTGTATTCCTATTTTATCTCCAAAAATTTTATTAGGAATATATCCACTACCCCCATCAATTATTATTATTTCTGTTATTTCTCCATCGATATTTATTACAGGCTCAAAAATTCCTTCAACTGCAGGAGTGCTAGTTCCTTGTATTACTATTTTAGGTGGGTCTGTTGATGCATATCCAGTTCCACCATTAATTACATCTATTGAAGTAACACTATAACTGGTATTAAAGTTCGGTTTTAAAACAGCACCAAAACCTGGAACTACTCTTGTTGGCATAAATTTAGGTTAATATTTTACTGAATCTATTCAAAATATGATAAAAAGTAACATATGTTTAAAATATTTATTTCACTAATAAATGCAATGGTAAAAATATTTAATATTCGATAATATTGTCAACTATTGCAGTAGGTATTGCCTCTGATGACACCACTTCATATGAAACTTTTTGACCAGATTGGAAGTTATGATTGATAATTTTAAATGAATTGTTATTTAAATTGACAATAGAAGAACTTGAGGAATTGAATTCTTTATAGAATAGTGGATTTCCTTTGTTTTTCAGTTTAAATGTGGTTAATCCAACAACTACCCCTCCAGTAGTAGTTGTAAATCCAGTAAATTGTGGACTAATATCATCTATTGGTATGACTTTATTAGTTTTATTTAAAATATAAGATTTAAGTGCAATACCTTCATCGAATATTATTCTCTGAATCGATCCATCTTCAAATTGATCTTCCTCTGTAACCATTCCAAAATTATTTCTAGTATACATTGATTTTTCACTATCAATGTTTATAGTTAAGTCTAGTGATGATCCCAATACGTTTACTGAAATATCTTTGTTTAATATTGTAGAACCAATACTTACAACATCAAGATCAGAGAATTCTTTAAATCCTGCAGGGTGTACTAATGATTTTACAGACTCTCTCCAAGTAGAATATGGTAAAGTACTCTTAATTGAATATGAAAACTTCTGATAGTAGTTATTATCAGAGATTCTTTGTTGGTAATCATTGAGTAATCCATTTCTATCACCAAAGTCATTAACTTTTTCTCTAGAAATTCCAACAGAAGTTGGAATGTTAAATGAATTTACATTTGTCACTGTTCCAGTCAGATTTGATATCAAACCTTTGATTCTATTTCCTTCCTTAAGAGTACCTTTTGCGTTAATCACTCTCATCTGATTAATTTCATTATCCCAACCATTCTCCATTATTTCTGCAGAAAATACTTCTCTTCCAGAATTATCAATACCAACAACAGTCTCTTTAGAAAAATATGATAGATCATCAGCAAGAATCATTTCAAATTCTGCCATATTTTTTCTGTTGACAACACTACCATAACCAAAATCATTAACATAATTTCCCAAATTAGAACCTATTCCATCCATACTATAAGTAACAGTATAATTATTTGTGTTTATTCCAGTTACTTTAAAGAATCTATATCCATAGTTTGAAGAATTATAATTATTTTTTGGTATTATATTTCCAGATTCATCAGTCTCACTCAAGTCTACTCTACAATTTTCAATAAAAATCTCGTCTCCAACTGCAAATGGGAATTCTGTTTCTGTTTTCCCATATCCAGATGAAACCAATGGATAAATTTGAGAGTTTGAATTAATTAACTCTAATGTTACATTGGTTCCCAATCTAGTAATATTATCAATATCATATCCATTTGAATTTCTTGTTGGAACAATTCTTAACGGATTTTTTAAATCATTTACATTTTTATCTACTTTTACTGAAGTGACTGAACCTCCCTGTATAGATGCAGATAATTTTAATTCATTACTTCCTATAACTCTTAATGATGGTGGAGTATTATATCCTGATCCTCCTGATAAAATATTAATTTTTTCAACTCTTAAAATATCTTTAACTTGTATAATTGCAGGAGAACTTAAAAATGGTTTTAATGTAGCATCTGTTGGATAATCAAATCCATCTTTGACTCTATTCAGTATACTTACTTTTCCTATCGAACTGGATCTTGGTTCTAGTGTGGCATTTTTACCAGATACACTTCGTATGGTTTTAATTTTTGGTACTTTTCTATATCCTTTTCCTTTAAAGTTTATTTTAATATCATTAATTGGTCCAGTAATAAATTTAGAATTTGAAGTATAGAATATTGTAGAAACGCCAGTATTAACATTATAATTTGTGTTTTCTGGAATAGATTGGAAATCTATCTTAAAGGAAGTATTTCCAGTTGAAATTATAGGATATTCTTTTCTAAACTGACTGGGTATAATCCTAATCATGTTTCTACCTATTACTTCATCATCTTTTGATATCTCATCTTTTCTGGTGTCTAATTTAGAATTAGACAAGAATGTATAATATAATTCAGATGGATATTGAGTTGTTGCAGTCCTAATCTTAAAGTCACCCGAATTAGTTTGATACTTATAACTTTCTAACTCTTTTTTCAAATTTAAATCTTTATATAATTTAAAATTCATCTCAAGAAGACTTGGATCTGAAACATCAAATGTAACAGTATCTCCTTTTGTAATCTCTAGTGGTGGATTAATTAATGCTAAATTGTGAGTTCCAGTTTCAGTAGAACTGAAACTGATAGCAATCCCACTTTTAGCATCTGATGGATATTCTGCCAATTTAACTTTATCTGAATTATATTTAATGATAAAGTATGTTCCATTATCTACTAAGTTTCCAATTGTTCCCGATGGACTTGCATAGTAAACTACTTTATCACCTGTTTTAAAAGTATTATTTTCAATATAAATTTCAGATGTTTCTAAATTAACATAAGTTCCAGCAAATCCTACAAAATCTGTAGTTATTTTTCTAATATTTGGATCATATCTTAATTTGATAGTTCTACTATCATTGGGATTGAGATTTAATTTTACTTTATCTCCTGTAAGTAATTGGTGATCATCATTAGTTACAACGTCAATAAAGTAATTTTTAACATCTCCCAATATTTTTTCATTTTGAGTTGTGAGAGAATGTCCAATTCCTATTCCTGGTGGATTTTGTAAGAAGTATACTGAGTTATAATCTGTACCTATTCCTGAAATTGATACAAAACCTATAGTAGATAGTCCAATAAAATCTCTACCTAAATCTACTACATATACCGTTTGTCCATCATCAAGATTATAACTTGGAGATGTTAAATTATTTGAAACTAACATTCCAGTTCCACCTATGCCAACTCCATAAGTTAATGCTTGACCAGTTTGATATTTGTGGTTTGGAATATAAATTGATTTTGATGGAATAGTTAATAGAGAACCATCAAATTGTTCATACACTGTAGTTGTACTTCCAATACCTACTTCACTATAAGGATTAAAATAGAAAGTATTATTTCCAATGATGTCTCTACCTGAAGAATCATTTAAGAAATATGTAAATTTACGAGGAAGTAATGTTACACTGGAGATTCCAACAGTATGAACACCAATATTTTCAAGTCTATTCACATAAAGTTTTGACTGTTGCTCTGATATTTTTGTAATTTGTAATAATTCATTATCGATTCTAATATAATCATTGACTTCAAATACAGAAGTATCATTTACATCTATAGAAGTTTGAGTTCCAGTTTCTAGGATAGTTCCAATATTTTTCAACAATCCTACTGATTTTTCGTTAACAATAATTTGTCTAAATCCTTCTAGATATCTAAAATCAATATTAGACATTGAAGATACAACAATTCTATCTTCATTTCTAAATCCATGTGGAACTTCTGTAATTCCAGTAATTCTATTAGATGATTTTATAAAAGTAGTTTCATTAAAAGTATTAATTCCAACTTGTAAATTTGAAATATCTTTTCCTTTAATTCCAGATACTACTGCAGAAATTCCTGTACCATCTGTGCCAGAGTTATCAAAAAATATAATATCTCCTACTTTATAATCTTGCCCCGCATTATATACATTGATCCCATCAATTCCTGAAGATTCTATTTCATTAACTATAAAAGTTTGTCTATATGAATCTTTTACCTTGTTTATTAAATTATAATTTGAATTTACTGAATTTATATAGTAAGGACCAACATTTCTAATCAATCCTAAGTCTGAAATATTTAAATCTTGATTAAAGGCAGGGTTAGTGTTCTCTTTAATAATTGAATTTTTTAATTCACTTGCAAAAACATATGGATAAACGGGATTTGAATTTATTTCATTATCAATAGTTAAGAAATATGCATATGTTCCATTCGGGAAATCACTATTAATTACAAATTTTCCATTATATTGATCCAAATCTCCAGTTGAAGAATCGTACTGATAATCCTGTATGAAAAATCCATCTGGAAATCCCTGTCCAATAGGTCTAAGTTTACTATCAGTCTCTACTCTTTTTTGATAACTACTTCTCACTTTAGTCATTTCTAATCCAATTTTAGTATATGGTCCATAAATTGGATATCCATCATATGACCATCCAAGTATTGGTGAATGTAGTTCAGTCAATACTTCTCTATTTTGATTATCTAAGTGATCATTTAAACTCTTTCTTAATAATTTCGGTGGGTAGAAATTTATAAATTGTAATCCATACTGTTGATTTTTACTTGGAACTAATACTCCTTCATCTGAATTTGTAAGTAATCTTTTATTTTTTTCTACTTGATTTATTTTCCATTCAAAAATATTTCCAATAAACTTTGCGTCTATACCTCTTCTTTTAATTCTCAACTCAGTATTTTTTGGAAGATAATTAATTCCACCATTGAGAATAATAACATCTGAAATCTCACCATTTTCTACAATTGGTTTAAATTCTGCATATCTTCCAGATCCAGAAATTACTACATCTATATCATTAGTATATCCAGCTCCATGACTTAAAATTTGGATATCAACAACTTTTCCATCAAGTACAATTGGTTTTAATATTGCTTCTGAAGTAATACTAGATATTCCAATATTTGGTCTTCTATGAAAGTTTACTATATTTGGTACACCATATTTGAACCCACTTTCCTCAATAAAAATATTGTCAAATGATCCAAGGACAACAGGTTCTAAGATAGGTTCAATAATTTCTGAAGATGATATTTCAGGAACAGATTCGATTACTATTTGAATCGGAGGATATGAAAAAGTATGAGTACCTACTCCAATGCTATTAAATTTTACATATTTTTTATTTTTATAATTTTCTATATTTGTACTATTACCTACACCTGCTAAAGATAATCTAAATTTATTTTCATCGATTATATGAACATAATATTGGGTTTCTGTATTCAATCCTACTATTTCAGTTTCAGTAGATGAATATACAACTAAATCTCCATCTTTAAAGGTGTGATTTTTTGCAAAAATATAATTGTCAAAAGTGTTTACACCATTAACTTCATTTACATTTGTACTTTGGATTGAAGGTACTCTTATGAATTTATTTGAATAATTTGATCCAGAATCTTCAACATAAATTTTTGTTATTGTATTTTTACTATTCAGTGTTCTAAAATAATGAAATCCTGAACTTATTCCTACTAAATTGATATTATTTTGTTTTTTAGCAGCATTTTCTCGATTTTCGTAAAGTTTAATCTGAGTATCATTTTCTCTTCCTACAAAATAAACTGAATTATTTTGTAATGGTGAAATAGGAGAATTTGAATTATTTAAATATATAACCTGCTCACCATCGTCAAAATTATGATTACTTACAAATGTTATAACATCTGTAGATGGGTTTACACCATTACCATCACCTCTAAATCCTGAGGTAATTCTAGATTTTATTAAGTTTGGTTTTAAAACTGCACCTGATCCATTTCCACCAATTATAGAAATTTTAGGTTTAGATTGATATCCTATACCTGGACGTATTATTTTAATTTCTTTAACAGATCCTGTAATTGAAGGGCATACTTTTGCACCATATCCTTCAGAATCGAATACATCTACTTTGGGGTAATTAATTACATCATATCCAGATCCATTATTGGTGATGAGAACATTATCTAACTTTCCATAATAGATGTTTTCATCATATAGAGTAGATGAATAAATTTCTACTCCATTTACTAAAATTCCTACAGTTTTATTATTTGTCGATATTTCTTCTGGACTAGTTAATGTATTTTCTTCTTTAGTTAAAGTAATTTTTTTTAATAGTTTTTGATGCTCTAGAGTTTTATTTTCATAATCATTTTTTACAAAATAATCATTAGTTACTCCATATCCTACATTAATATATTTTTCCGAATATAGATCACTATTACTTAAAGAAAGTTTAATTTGGGAACTATCGTTACTATTTCCTACTGTAGTAACATAGTATTGCCCAGTAATAATTCCGGATACTGATGATGGAAAATAATATATTTTTTCTCCAGTATAAAATCTATGTACTTTATCTGTATTAAGAATCGTAGTAGTAGCAGATCCAGCATTAACTGGCATCGGAGGAGTACTAACTCGAACTGCTCTACTATCAGCTAAGACTTGATAATCTGGTAATCCAGATGATGTTACATATAAATTGTTTACTTGCTCATCTGAGTATGTATTTTGAACTCCTGAGGTCAAACTGTTAACTTCAGGAAATGCTAATACATTGGACTTTCTAATAATTTTTTTAATTTGAGATTTATTTGTAATAACTACTGGACTTAAAACTTCTATAGTTTTAGTATTAATAGTAGTTCTTACAGTAACAATCAATTCATTGTCATCAGGAAAATCTGGATTTAATAATTTAATAGACTCACCTATGGTAAATTTTACTGCATCTTTAAGTTCAATTCTCCAAATACTATCTTCAGATGTTGGTGTTACTGACTGTATATTGTGAGTTGTTGGGATATTATAAATCCAAGAATTAAATTCCGGTTTATCTAAGAGATCTAATCCAAATGTAGATAGTGAGATTCTATCATCTACTCTTAAATTAGATGATTGTGAATAATCGACAGTATCTATAATGTTCAGTATTCTAAATTCAACTATATCTGAACCTAGGTATGAATATGCAAAATTATTTTCAATAATTTCATCACCTTCATTTAGTGGTGCGACTATTCCAGAAACATTTAAAAATTGATTTGCAGTCTTATCTGAGTAATTAGCTACTATGGGAATATTTGCATTTTTAGTTTTTATTAGTAATGTTCCAGATTTTGGAAATCCAATAGTACTATCAACTAAAAGAGAATTTGTATTTAAAGGTTCAGATTCTGATAAATTTGTCTTTTTAGTTGATATAAAATCAAAAATGAATGAAGTAGAATCTAAAGATATTTCATAAAAATTTCTACCCTCAACAGGTCTATACTCTACATTATAAATTGCAGCACTTGCAGTACCTACATTTGGGATATTTTGAAATAATGTTTTACCATCAAGATCTAAAGGATTGACATCTCCTGAGATTTTTTCAACTAAAATATTTTTAGTAACAAAATAATTACTATCAGAAGGCCTCAGCATATATTCTTGAGGCTTAATTAAACTTATGTCTACTCCATATAAAATTTTAAAAAGAATTTTATATGATACATCAGTACCTTTAGTAGTATAAAAATCTTTTGCCCTTGTTAAAATATTTTGTAAGTTTATTCCAGGAACAAAGTTTCTATTCTCAAATCCAGGTAAGAATTGGAACTTAAACTTTTCAAATAACTTTTGATAAAACAATAAATTCAAATTATTAATTGATGAATTTATTGGGTGATCCTGTGCTTCAGTGGAAGTAAAGTAAATTGAATCTAATTGTGAATCAGATGGGATCTTATCAATGGCACTAAAACCCCTTACACAACCTTCAAAAGTTGTTTTTGTTTTAGATGTATATGTAATAATTTCATCATCAATCTTGATTAATCCATAACTATCAGGAAATCCTATTGTATGGGAAACATTAATAACATCATCTATTGAAAGAATTGCTTTCGTTACAACGGGAGGTACAAAGGCACTGAAAAATTTCTCATTATTAAATCCAGAAATAGATTTATATTCTAAAATGTTTGTTGCTAAATCTATTGCACCTGTTGGATATTCTTGAGATATGTAATACTGATTTAAGAATTCTTTGAAAAGAGGATTTTCCTCATTTAAGAATTCTGGAATTTGACTCTCAATAATATTCTGAATTTTTACTTTCTTTATGTCTGACATCTTATCTTGTATACTCTCCGTTTACATAACTGGATGTTACTGCATAATCTGATCCTGATAGATTTTCACCAGAAACAATTGTATCTTCTATAATATTTACTACAGTATTTGCCATGTTAAGTTCTAAATATATATCTCTCAAAGCAATGACATCATTTGATTCTGGAATTGCTTGAACTTCAATACCTTCAGTACTTGACACTCCTGTAAAAATAACTGGATTTAATCGAATCTCACCTTTCTTATAATCTATTGTACCTACATTTTTGCTTACCATCACTGGTAAATTATTTTTAATTCTAAAGAAGAATATAGATCCCTTTTCATCATCAATTGGAATATCACTTAAGTATACGGTTCCTTCTACATCTTTTATATTAAATCCAGTAGACTTAATATTATAACCAGTCATATCACCATTTTTGTTTCTCTTAAGATGGAATTGATTACCAAAACAAAGTTCATAAGTTGCCAGTCTATTTAAAGCTGGTTGTAAATTTCTTCTTATCTTTATTTTTGTGATGTTTGATGTAATTGCAGAATTTACATTATCAATTAATGATATAACTTTACTATATTTAAATCTTCCACCAAAAGAATTTAAATCTGTGGAAGTTGAATACTCTTTAAGAGTATTAATTACTGCAGATTGAATATCTAAAGGACGTGAGACAAAACTCTTGTTATAATAAACATTTACATCCATTTCAACATACAAATATTTTAAATCTACAATCTCAGGTTTAATTCCAGCAATTGAGTATTGTTTTAAATCTTTTTTAATACTTTCTTTTGTAATTTGAGATATGTATGATCCATTTCTAGGTTTAATTGAAATGAAGACCTTTCCATATTCTGGTGGATCTAATTCATCACCACCATATGCAGTGACACTTTCCACATTAGGGAATATATATGGTATTAGACCTTTGTAATCATTTGCAGTGACTGCTCTATACTGAGATGAATAAACTCTAGGTCCTAAGTACTTAATGCTATCTACAGATTCTATATCATCACCATTTTCTGCAGATTGTGTGGTTGATAGATCAGATATTCCTGTAGTTAATTTATTTTGATTATTATCAATCAATACACCAGAAAATGTAAAACTAGAAGATCCATTTGCTTCTTTACCATTAGTTACGATGTAACTAATAACAATAGAACTTCCATTTGATGGTCTCTTTCCTAAAATATTATCTCCAAATATAACCTCATATTTTTCATCTTCGATTTCTTGAATCAAAAAGATTCTAGAGGTACTTTCAACTTCAAAAATATTTGAGTATAGTTTGTATTCTTCTGTTTTGGTATCAGTAACGTAAACCTTAACGGAAGATATATCTACATTAGCATTTGGAATAATAAATCTTTGATTTGTTTGTGAATTATCTAATACATATGACTTTGTTAGATAACTTCCTTCATAGATGGGAATATCAGTAAATGTAGCAATATTATTATTATCAACTACTGCCGTTTTATCTTGTGGGATAGAGAA